CTTTAACATTTTTACTTTCATTTTTCCTCCAGCTTTTACCGGATATAAAAGACGTTAATCTCTTATACCCGGTTTATTTTGCTGTTATTTTTATCCCTGTGTTACGCCAGCGTCAAGAGCTTCGCCGATAAATAAGGCGCAAATAATTGCGCCAGATGATACGCCAGATGACACAATTTTAAGCCTTACATATCTTTTAGTTCCTATAAGGCCGATTGTATGCACTTCATTCGCAGCGTCAATCGTTGCGCTTGCTTCAGGGGTTGTTTGGGGTATCATATTGCCGTCATCTATTGCTGATTCTGTTCCCATTGCAGAAGCAGTATCTTCAAACAATGCAGGCAAGAACGATCCATCTGTCCACGACACGGCTGCAATGACTACCGTCATGCTCTTATATGGCGCTGTATCAATTATGCTGCCCGTTGTAGTCGTGCTCGTGCTTATCGTTGCGAACAACCCTTTTAATGCTTTTATATCACTTACTAAATCTTTAATCATTTTTTTGTCCTCCGTCTTAGAAATGAGCGCCGTAGCGCTTACTTATTAATACCATTGCAATTAAGCAGAGAGTATGTTTAATTTTATGGCGTCATAAGAAGTTACGTCGCCGCCGGTAAACTTAATGCCATAAAATTTTATATAAGGCACTGCCGTATATTCGTCACGGACAACTCTTATACCAACCTTATCAACTATGGTATATCCGACTTTAAAATCACCATAGGCAATTGCAAGAGCTGCCGAGGCTACAGCGGCCATATCGTTCGCAAACCTGACAGGATTTCCAAGCAGGACCTTGTTAGCACCTTCGGAAAGAAGTCTGGTATTTACAAGATAGTTGCCCTGGCCATCTTTAAGTTTCAAGCATGAGCCGAAAGTAGCGCGTTTCATAAGCCAAGTCGCATTTGCCTGATAGTCCTCTATAAGCGCATTCTGCGTATTTATAAGGCCGTCGGCGGTTACTTCGCCTGCCGTTCCGGATTCTATCTGCTCAATTTTTCCTTTCTCATAAGTTCCGTCGGTAGTCCATGCAGATAAGGAAAGTATTCCGCGACATTCTTTGTTTCCGGTTCCGCTTATAAACTGAGTGTTCTCAGTCCGGGCCATTTTATCAGCCATTTTAGCAAGCAGCCAGCTTTCAACGTCAAAGCCTTCATTGTCGAGGATTCTCTGGGAAGCGTATTGAATGCCATATATTTCATGGACTTCAATTGACAGTTTCCCTATATCAGGAGTAGCCGTCGCTGAACGGGTCCCGGTTTCTCCAACTGCCCCTCCGATCGTGCTTTCGCCGTCATCGATTATCATTTCAAGAATGTCTGCGCTTGTCGTTACGACGTCCGCAAGGTCTCTCATAGGCGATGTTTCGTATACTCTCTTTATGGTTTTAGCTGAGAGTTCTGGCCTGATAAAATATCCACCCTGGGGATTTACTCCGGCTATAAGGGATTTTTTCTCGACTGCTTTCTGTTCGTCGGAAATTCCTATATATTTTGATTCAACTATTTCATTGGCAATATATTCAACGGTTTCAGGAGTTAAGGCTATACCTTTTCTTAAAAACTTTGTAAATTCAGTTTTAGCCTTTTTGTTTGCTTCTTTTACTGCGCTGTCGCTGCCTGCCGCATCACGGAAAGACTGCTTTTCAAGAATTTTCTGCATATCCTCAACTGCTTTCATCTGTTTCTGTATAGCGACTATTTCTTCAAGGGCCTTTGTAGCCTTTTCAGCCATAGCCTTATATTCGCCGTCGTTCTTATCGGCTTTTGTTCCAACCTCGTCAACTCTTTTCTGCGCTTTCGTCACGCTTTCAAGCAACTCATCAAGTTTTTTCTCTAACTTTTCCATTGTAATGCCTCCGATTTCTTAGATTTTAACTACGTTCAAAACTTTATCTATTTTTTGGCCCATTAAAAATAAATCCAAATTATGTTCTGCCTTTTGCATAACATCTTCGGCATTCTGCCTATTGGATAAATCTTTGAGCTTAATGATCAATGCTTTTACTTCCTCGTTCCTGAATGCACGTTCTTTTAAAAAATCCGATACCTCCTTAATAGTATTCATATCATATATTCTATCGTCTTCGAGAAATTCAGGGATTAACGACTTAATGCCTGTAAACTGCGCCATAGTATTCATGGGATCCGCAACTGGCGATATTTCCCAGAGCTTAATTTCTTTGAGTTTTCTTATATCGTTTTCTGTGTCCATTTCGTATTCAATGGCTCTAAATCCGATTGAGAAGTCCTGCATTACGCCTTGTTTTGCGAGTGAATATGTGTCTCTTCCCTTTTCAACTTCGAGGTTACATTCACCTCGCACAAAAAGACCTTTGCCGTCTTCAACTAAAAACTCTGGGGGATAACCGCCCATAAGTTTCATTCTGTCATGCTGATAAAACATTCTGATTTGCCTATTACGTTTTTTAAAATCATCTATTGTTTTAAGAAAAGCTCCAGGTAATACTACATCACGAGTTTCGTCAATGTTATTAAATGTCGAGGCATAGCCTTCAATTATTCCTATATTTACTCCATTCCTCTGCTCAGTTTTAATATCCTTAACTTCAAAAGGAAATACTTTTATTTCCATTCCTGCGTTTACTTTTCTATCTTTCGATTTGATAAGCTCTCCGGTCTGCCCGTTATGCTTCTGGCCACAATGAGGACACTTGACAACACCTTGAGATATTTCGCTCTGCTTTTCAAGTTCAAATTCCTTTTTACATTTTCCACATATTATTTTCATAGGATTTTGTCCTCCGCTGTGATTTATTTATCTATTTCAGCCACGAACTCTTTTAATTTTTCTCTAAGACTTATTACTTCAATATCGTTTATCCTTAACGGATTATCTTGTATTTCGCAAAAAGTTAATTCAGTAGCTATCATTAATTCCTTGCTTCTTTCCAAAAGACTATTGGCCTTTTCTACATCTGCCTGGGTTTTCCTGACTATTGCTTCAATTTCAATTATTTTATTTTTTATCTTGTCATCAATAGTTGCTTTGATCGGAACAATCAAATCATTCATCTTTTTAACTCCTATTTTCATTTTAAACGGATATAAAACAATCCGCAATACTTTTTTTATTCCCAATAATATTATTAATCTTTTAGCTTTACTTTTTGCTCAACCAATAAATAAGGTATATACGTTATAGTTATTTTTCTATTAGCTTTTGACATATTAAGTTTATCAACCAACATAATGGCTAACCAATTTTTGATTATATCTTTATAAGTTAAACCTAATGCTTCTTTATTTGGCACAAGATCATCAATTGCGTCCTTAACGTCTTGTGCATATTCAGCCAATATTGTTGATGGGTCTAGTTTCCAATCGTCAGCCATATTATTTCACCGTAAAATTTCCAATCAAACCTGAACCGTTTTGAATGGCTCCTTGATTTATATTTGTGTTATATCCAGCCAAAGTTCTTGGAAAACCTTTTCCAAACAATGCCGAATTTGTTATCGTAAAATCTCCGGCTGCTTTATTTCTAAACATAGGGTCAAGAAAAGTATCACAACTCCCTGCTGTATAATTAACTACATTGTTTGTATTGTTATAGTAGTTATTGCAAATTAAAGTTATTCCGTTCGTATTCAATCTAACTCCATATACATTGATTGCTGTTCCCCATCCGTATATATTATTATTTTGAACAATAATGTTTCCCCAGAAACTATCAATTCCTATTGCCGTACCTACATTATTTGATTTATAGAACGTATTATTTGAATACGTTGCGCCTGTTCGTGACGTTGCGTTATTCGCCCATATTCCCGTTGAAGTTATATTTGTAAATACACAATTAGTAACATCGTTTCCTGATCCGTAATCATATACGCCTACTTTACTATTTCTTATATGAGAACCGTATAACTTGCCGCTTGCGCCAGTCGCTACAAGAAATCTAACAGCATTACCATTTGTGGAAATTGCCTCGCATAAGGCTTGAGAGGTATTCTAAAGGGATGTATATTTTAGTATGCCTGTGCTGTTTAATTTCGGATTGAAGTTTTGAAAGTTTAATCATTTATTCCTTTTTTTCTTTTTAGCAATTGCTTTCTTTATTTTTTTAATCTTATCTTGATAATAAAACATTTCGCTTTCCCAGAAGTCATATTCACTTTCAGATTCTTCATAATTTTGTTTTGCTATTCTTAACATTTTATATAATTGCATTATTTTGCCTCAGTTGTTGCGAACTCGCAACGACAATTTATCACGTTTCCTACGCTTGCGCCCATTGACATATCGCCAGGAAACAATAAATTTTCAGCTCCGACTATGAAAGGTTCGTCAATATCCGCCTGCTGATTATCTGCGAATATATGAGCTGGTCTCGTTACCATATCAAGCGTAGATCTCCAGTTTTTTTTAAGTTTCGCTATGCCCGCTTCGTTAATGACGCTGGCTTCTTTAAAAGCTGAATAATTTCTGCACCATGTAAATTCCGTAGTACTTATTGTGTCTGCGTGATTATAGCCATATTCTTGAAATTTCTTAGCCGCCCTTTTAGCGGCTTCATCTTTGGAGAGTGAAATGCCTTGAGTAGCGCCTTCAATTATTATTTCGTTTAATGAGGCTTCGAGCTGGTCTTCTAAGGTTATGATTATAAACTCTGACTGCTGCTTTCCCCTGGCCCGTATGTCATGCGTTAATTGCAAATCAATGTGCCTTGCTATTTCATCTCGTATATCTGCTTTTTTTGTTGACCGATATTGATTTTTATAAATGCCTGCAATCTTAGTATAAGTCTGCCTTAGATATCCGGCTATGTCATCTTGATAAGCTGTAATGTCCGGCACTGCGCGCCTTTGAGCGTATGAGGCTTCAAACTGTCCGGCTATATGCCTTGTTATCCTTCGCATGTTTAAGGCTATCTCTGCCTCATATCTTGCGCGGAGTATAGCGTTTGTTGCTCTTTGGGTTCGTGATTTCTGTTCGTTAAATTCCATATTGATTTAATTATCCTGTAGTTCTAATTTACAATTAATTATCCAACAAGCTATTATTAACAACACCCTTGCTATCTTCAATTTAAAGCTGTACCATTTCATGCCCTTTATCTCTACTGTCATTGTTAAGTTTTTAGCTAAGTCATTCATTGAGTATTCTGCTATATTTGCCATTATTTCAACCCCTGTTCCCTTGCAATACTTTCAATATCCTGTTCGCTGAACATTCTCTCGCCTTTGTCATTTATCTGCTGCCTCATTATCTCGGTAAACTTTGACTTCGTGACTTGTGGAGCTGACTGTTCCTGGCCTAAAGGCGTAAGTCCAAAAGGAATTAAAATAACGTCTCCCCCGTCAACTATCGGCAATCCAAACAATGCACGCTTTTCATTAACTGTCATTATTCCTGAGTCCATTTTCTTCTTATTCATTTCCGCACGCCGAGGCTCTAAGGCCGGTATCTCGTTGTCATCGTAGGTTATCTGGTATCTGTTCTTGTCTATTCTAAATCTCGGGAATAAGAAGTTAGTCCTCTCTTCATACATTTCATCGGCTAAAGGTAAAACTCCGTTGTCATATAAGGCTATGCGGGATTCTGAATAATTGTTAAGAGTAGAGGCATCAACATTGATAAGAGGTAAGGGAATATTAAAGGCGTTATAAATTGTGTTAGTGACTTCTTTTTTCAAGGCTAAAAAGTCCATATCTTTCATGTTCTTTGACATTTCTGTGAATGTGAATTTCGATCCGCCAAGAATAAGTATGTCTCCGGCGTTTTGATAGCCTTGTACCCCTGCCCTGAATTTCTCTTTTAGTTCGGCTTTTTGCGTCGAGCCTATATCACCTTCGGCTGCCAACATGCCTGACGGTCTCGCTCCCTTCTCTAACATTGACAAATTATGTATGCTTGCCTTTAAATGCTGTTCACATTCATAATAGACTTGATTAAGTTTACTCATGCCTATCCAAGGTTCACGGCCCGGATTAAATGACTTGATATGCCATAATTCTTTGCCTGGTTCATTGACAAATCTAAAACCGTTGACAGTCTCTATGCGTTTAAACCTGACTTTATTTCCTGAGACTACGTCCATATCGTAATAATCAACATAGTTGTCATTATCAGATTTATGAGGGGTTATTCTATCAGGTTCAATTACTTCAATCTCTTCAGGATATTTAGTCAAGAATCCATTTGCTTTTTGATAAGAGTTGCCTGTGATAAGTCGCCATGCAGACACGCGCTTCTCAAATTCTTTTCTTGTCATATCGGGATTAGGCTTATTAAGCAAGTTCATTAATTCAGGGAATTTATCCGTGACGTTCTTTTTATCAAGTCTATCCCAGACTATCGGCTCTATCGAGGCGTATTCATCCGTCAATAAGTCAATGGCTTTGGCTGCCGGTGATACACTGCAATAATACAGGATTGTTTTTGCAAAAGGTATATTTGAAGAAGGCTTGATAAGTCCGGGGAGAGTTGAGCGGAGCAGTTCGTATATGTTCATGCTTTTTAGTTCTTGCATTTCGTTATAGACTTTCTCTGCAAAGATGTCGGCGTTTGATTTTCTGCGTTTGAATGGGTTAAGGTTCATAATTTTATTCTCCTGTCCACGTTTCTTCTTCTCTTAATCTTTGTAGGTGTCTTTTCTTTATTTTCCTAATCTCATTGTCCGACAATGACATTTCCTTGAAGTCTCTTTGCTCTTTCAATCTGCGCTCTTGTTTAGCTTTTCTATTTTGTTCGATCTGGTCTTTGTTTTTCATGGCATTAAGTATTTGCCTTGCTTTCTTAGTCTGATTACTTTTATTTCGTCTTTCGTTGTGTAATAAAGCACATAAGCAAATAGTCCTGACATTATCAACATTTCCGGCTTGCCTGTCTTTCTATAGTATTCAGGAAAACCGCCATTGACTGTTAAAGCCATACTGCTAATTCCAAAACCCACAAAATTACAAGCGTCTCTTTTATATATTCCTGTTTGATTCCAAAATATTGAAGTAAAAAACATTAGCCAAAATAATACTTGCATAATTAATC